TGCCATTTGTTTTCTCCTTTGAGTGACGTTCTAGGTCTCGCTCAGTGGCTACTGCGCATTTTACTAGATACTTTATTTATCTTTGGCTCAGTATAGCCATAAGCTCTAGTTTTTCTACAGTCGAAATAACTCTGTTTATTTCGTCTAATTCGTGTTGTGCGATTTCTAAATATTTTTTACTTTTAGTCTGTCGATAATGCACACCTGCAATAGCAAAATTTTGAATGTGTTGTTCTACGATATGTTCTATCTGATTAACATCATGTGCAAACATAGGAAAACGTTTACGCCAATTAGATATATGGCGTCTTAGTTTTGGAAAATCTCTATCGCTTTCTACATTCACGTAGATATTTAAGTCAAACAAAAAGGACCCGAAGGTCCTTTTTGATTTCATCGTCCTAGGATTAGATGAATGTTGCGTTACTGATAGTAACTGTTCCTAGGTAGTCAGCTGCGTTACCTAGAGATGATGCTGTGTTTGTTAACTCAACATATCCGTAACGTGTCATAAAGCTAACTACTGGTTCAAATGTGCTAGGATCTAGAACAACACCGCTGCTCATCAATGGAATGTATGGGCAGTAGAATGCTGCTGCGTCAGATTCGCTAGAACCTTTGTAACCAATCAACACTTTGTCGCTGCCAGAAGTTTCTGTAGCAAATGTGTTAACATAAATCTTCATTGCGCCGTTCAATGTTCCAACGAACTTGGTGTTTGTTGGAGCTTCGAATGTGCCTTCTGTTGTTCTTGCGAATGCAGAAGTTGTAGCACTTTGAAGGATTGTTAGAGCTTGTGGAGATACCACAGCCCAGTTACCTGCGCCGCGACGTGTGCGCTGTGCAATTCTGTTAGCTACGCGATTGATAGCAACAGCTAGAGCAGCGTGTTCGTCACCAACGAATGTTGCTGTGCCAGAAACTGCTGCCTGGTCATAAGCAATATTGTTTTGTGAACCAGCTAGTGTCAATAAAGAAGATAGAACTTCTTGATCGATTTCAGCTGTGATTTCTTGAGCAAGAGCAGCCATGATTTCTGCTTCGATGTCAATACCTTGTTGGGCTTGTGCATCTTGAGCAGCTTCAAATGTCCAGCGAGCTGATAGCTTTCTGGTCTTAGCTTCTACAGTTTGCTTCAAGATTTGAATGCTTAGTCTGTTACCAGCAACACCTTCTTTGGCAGCAGTTGCGTCTGCTTTGCCATTGGTGTTACCAGAATAGCCTTCAGCAATCTTGAATGGGCTTAGTGCCTCTTCACCAGCTGTGGTTGAACCACCTGCGCTACCTGTAAAGCTATCTGCATAGCGAACACGTAGAGTATGGATCTGACCAACTGGTCCTGTCATTGGCTGAACGCCAACCAACTCGTTAGCAATAACGGTTGGCATGACACGTCTGATCACTGGTAGGATCACACGATTTAGTGTTGCAACGTTACCGGCGGAAGTAGCACCAGCAGTAGCACTCTCTGACAAATACTTGCGGGTATTTTCTAGAGTAGCTGCCATTACTGAACGCTTGTTACCTTGTAGGCCTTCTAAGAGAGCCTCTTTAGTTTCCGACCAGCGTGACTCGAGTAATTGTGACATTATAGTTCTCCTTAAACTTTAAGTCCCGCAAGCCTGCGGATGTCAAAAATTTCAGCGGTTTTTTCTTCTTGACCGCTTGTTTGTTGTGCCTTCTTGTCGCCTGTAATTTCTTTGCCTTCTGTCAGTGCTTTCTTCGCCGGTATTCCACCATCCATTACAGCTGGTAGATACTTGTCGAAAGCTGATCTTAATTTTTCAGTTTGAACTGATTCTAGTAAGTCGCTCATAACATTACGTTTGTCGCCGCTTAGTGGTCCTAACAACTCGCCCATTAGATCTTTGCGAGTAGCTTGGTCACGTGCGATACGTAGTTCTTGTTCTCTGCTTTCTACTAGTTTTTGTGATTCTGCAACAATCTTTGCTGCTTCTTCTAATTCTGCTTCTTTTTGTGAAACAATTTGTAGAAGTTTAGCTGTTTCAGACTTCTCATTTAAATGAGATGCTGCATACTCGCTTGCGAAGCTTTCAAAAATTCTGCGACCAAAGTCGTTCTTGCGAGCAGCTTCGATATCCTCACGTAACTGAGTCATTTCAGCTTTCAATCCTTTGGAGATTGATTCTGAAACTAACTGAGCTGAGCGAGCGATGAACTCTTTCTTAACCTGTTCGAACTTAGCTTTGCTTTCGCGAACCAATTTAACTTTGGTTTCAGCTAGATCCTTCTTGTCACTGTGGAATTCTGCGATTTCTTTCGCTAGTGCATCTACAATGAATGATTCTAGTTTAGCTACATTAGATGCAACTTTCTTGCGATCTTCATGTAGTTCTGCTAGTTCTTTCTTGAGGTTATTAAAGACAAATGATTCCATTGCAGTGGAATCATCTTTCATCTTCTTAGCATACTTGGCACGAGCTTCAATAAGACCTTGACGATCTTCTGCCAGTTCACCTAATTCTGCTTGTAGGCGATCCGATAACATTGCTTCAACGGCTTCCACCATTGCAGTTTTGTCATGCTCGTATTTTTGAGCAAACTCCTCACGGAGTTGTGCTGTGACTTGTTCACGGTTTTCTTGAATTCTGCTTTGCCAAGCGGATTCAATCTCCGATTTAATTTCCTCGGAAATCACATTGTTCTCGAACAATTGTTTTACGATGTCTAGCATGTGATTCTCCTTCGTTATTTGAGTCTAGAGATGATTCTCTTTAGTGACTCTGCTAGGTATTTTTGAGCCTGTGGATCGCCTTGGACTTCTTTTGCTATTCTAAATGCCTGATATCCACCTGTGTTATTCATCAAGTGTTCATAAACTGGTGTTGGGTATGCTCCCGGGGCAGATGGTTGAGCTACTACGTCGACTGTGATAATTTCAAAACCATTGACATTACCACTATTATCTACTTCACCGGAACCTCTACTACTAACACCCAACTTAACTCCCGACTCCAACATGGTCTGAACTAACTGACCCATTGGAGTAGGAAGTATTTTAAGTTTTCCGTAACCGTTAGGACCATCCATCCACATCTTGGTAATCATATGACTAACACGATCTAGATTGATTTTTAAATCCTGTGGGTGATCAACTTCTCCTAGCACAGAGTATCCGCCAGAGATCTGTTCGTTGAGCGTTTTGACAGCCCTGCCAATTTCCTGAGAAGAATAAACACGCTGGTTTGCATTTCGGATGTCTCCTTGAATGCAAATGCCGTTTAGATACAGGGACTTTTTGTCCCCGCTCTCATCTCGCTCCAAGACAATCTGGGCCTGGTCGTAACTCAAATGTTCGGCTAGTGTCGTTCTCACTGTCACGTCCTATTATCTACGGCCACGGAAAAGACTTTGCTTGTTGTCAGCTGATTCTTTTGCACCAGCTTTCTCAGCACCATGTCCTGGCTCTTTCTTTGAAAAAGCGCCGCCAGCTTTACCGCCTGGGACATTGATGTTGCCTGCGTTATCTTCTGTTGGTTTTTGCTTAATTAGGCTTGAACCTTTTAGTTGTCCTTTGTTTGCTTCAACTGGGCTGCTTTCTGTTCCGCCTTGAGCGATATTAGAAGCTGTTCCGCCCATATCGTTCTTGCCAGCTACGATTGACTTGGTGTTAACACCGTTGTCACCGGCTGCAGGTTTTTGAACTTTTTCTACATATTCGCGAACAGTTTCTAGATCGAAATCATCTTTCATTTCGTCGTCGCCCATGTCGCCCATGTCGTCACCGCCGCCTTTGAGTTCGTCAAATTTAGCTTGTAGTTCGTCAACGATAGCGTCTAGATCTTGGAAAAGCTCTTCTTCAGACTTTTCGCCTTCTTCGCCTTCTTCGTCGTCCATACCCAACTCACCTTCTAGGTCATCAGTTGGATCTCCGCCCATATCGTCCATTTCGTCATCGCCTTCGATAGCGATATCTTCAAATTCTTCGTCGACTTTCTTACCATCTTCGTCGTCTTCGTCATCAGAAGCTTCGTCAACTTTCTTATTGTCTTCGTCGTCTTCGTCTTCGTCTTTTTCTTCTTCTAAATCAAAATCTTCTTGGATTAAACCTTCGTAGATTTCACGTGAACGAGCAACTACATACTCGTGGAATAATTCTTCAGCTTTTTGCTGTTCGTCGTTAACAAGATGCTCAAGCATCTGCTCTAAAATATTTTTATCGGCCATAGCTATTCTCCTAATTGTCAAGGCTGTGCTTTATTTAACACGCAGATTACAAATGGGGGTTAAATGGTAGTTTTTTGATCGATTCGATCGAGATAAAGTGAATTTGTGAACTTTTGCCCAAATTCTTTATAGGTTATGTGTGTAAGGTTTGGCAGCGTGGGCCCTAATTTATCTGGTATAAACCCGCCCGGTTCTATCACTCTAATAAAATTAGTGTGTTTAAAATCTTTAATTACTTTTTCAGTTTGACTTAACCAGTTACCGAAAAATGTAGCAGAATCTGTGGATTTTTTGTAGTTAAACGTATCTGCATATATGTTGTTAAATTTGCCGTTCAACCCCTGATAATCAAATCCTAAGATATAGATGTCTTTGTGTCCGTTAGTTGCTGCGAACCAAAGTGCTGTAGGACCCGAACTCCAGCCTTTGTGAGGTGTAAAAAAGTTAATATTGTGTTTAGAAGTAATACCTTTGTTAGCATTAGTCCACACTTGATGGTCTTTGTGCCATCCGGATGCTATGATCTCGTTGACCATTTTAACGTCTACTGCTACTAAAAAATGAGGATTAAATTCTCTATACTGTGCGTTACAGCCGTATACTGTGCCAACACTCGTAAGACTAGAAACGTCAACGCATTGTCTGCTGACGCCATTTCCTATGATAAACGCGGTGTTATTGGGCTGGTGCTGCTTCGGCTGGTGTTGCATACATCTGTCTAATAAAGTTTAGTTCAGATTCCTGTTCAACCATATGAGCTTCGCTCTGTAGTCTCATTTGATTAATCATTTTGAGAGTTAAGCGAATTTTACGTGTATCTTCTTTTTCTAAAACAGAACTATCTCTGCTATTGTCGTATCTACGATCGTTAGCAAAGTCGTTGTTTTTCTCGTTAAAATAAAAGAATTCGTTTAGAAGCATAATGTATTTATTATTGAACTGGAGCTTCTGCTGGAGGTGCTTCGCCGCCGCCTTCGGCACCAGCTTCTGCTGCTGCTGCCATATTCGGTGGTGCTTCTGCACTTTGTCCGGCGGTTTCTGCTGATAAGCCGCCTGGTGATACTCCTACAGATCTCATATCCTGTGCGGAATCTGTTTTTGGTTTTAGAGTAGAACCGTTTTCTTCCCTCCACAATCTTTCATTTTCTTTAATCTCTTCTTCAGTCATACCTAAGAATCGTTTCATAGCAAAACGTTTGCTTAGGTGTGGAATTTGAACAACTTGTGTAAATGTTGCTGCTCTGGCTGTGTCTAATTCACTTTGGCGATAAGCGGCAAAGTTTTGTGGTTGATTAAATTTAAGTTCAAACAATCCAGAATCGATGTTAACGCCTTGGCTGTTTAACCAAAGTTTAAATTCTAGATCAAATGTTTCTACAATCATCGATTGTAGACGTTTGCAGTATTCGTTGAATCTTAATTCTTGGATGTAGGCTGTTCCAACTTTTCCGTCAGCCATTGTATTTGGCTGCTCGTCAATGGCCGTAGGAAGATATGAAGCAGGAATGCGTAAAGCCCTAAACAGTTTATTAGTAAAATAACGCAGATCTGTAATTTCGCCAAGGTTTGTGCCTCCGGGTAAAGTTTCTACTTTACTGCCACGACCTTCAGCAGTTTGTGGAAAGAAGTAATCTTCGTTTACACTTAGTGGATTATAACTAGCGTCTATGACGTTTGCTCCACCGCCTGTGGCTGATGGAATACGTCTTTGTTGGATTTCGTTTTTAACACGTTCAACAAAGCTCATCGCCATATGCGCTGGCATATTTCCAACGTCTACATAGAAAATACGTCTTTCTGGAGCACGTTGTATACGATAGATAATGATAGCATCTTCAAGCAGTTCTTTCTGCTTGTAGACTTTGAATACTGATTCTAACAGTGAATTACCAAAAGGATAGTTATTGTCTAAGCCTTCTGACAACGAAATATGTATAACATTTTTTGCATCAACTGCGATTTCGTTTTGAGCATTTTGGAATCTTGTTCCGGGAGTATTTGCTGTAGCACCTACCATGCCTCTACCAAATCCACCACCTGTGGTATAAGAACTTGTGCCACTAGGTGATGTATTTGCAGTTCCGTGTGGTGTTACTGCTATTAAGTCTTTGAAATTAAAGTTAATATCTTTTAATACATACTGCTCAGGAATTTTACCTTCGCTTTCATTTACAATAATTTTAGATACTTTAGCAGCATCAACAAATAACCATTTTTTAGTTTGAGGATCTCGAACAAAGAAACAGTCTCCGTATTTGAATGCGTTTCTGACTATACGGAAAATTCTAGTTTCAAATTGGTTCTGCTTACACCATTTTTGTAAACTGTCTTTAATAATTTTAACTTCTGTAGAAGTAGGCTGTCCTCTAAATCCAATATGGAAAGGAGTAAAGTTTTCTTTGTCTTTTTGGGTGCAGAATTCTGCAAGGATGTCTAGAGCAGCATTAACTTCGCTGTCCATGTCCATTGTATCGTATTGCATGTAACGTTCAACACGATTTGGCGCACCTGCATATACGTCAGGTAAAAACGAACTGTAGTTTGCTCGTGCCGGTCCTGGGCGGCCTCGACCGCCAATTGGGCTCATCGATTTGGCATTATCGATGTTAACAGGAGTAAAGTATTTTTTCCAACTCATTTTATATTTTCACTTAGACAGAGGCAAATACATCGCCGGAGAAGCTCTGTTGAACATTGAGTTGTTTCTCGTTGACTTCGTGAACACCTTTATTGATTTTGATAAGTTGATCCATCTTAGTATTTAAGCTAGCTAGCAGAGTTTCGGCAGATTCTTGAGTAGCAGGAGTAGTTCTTCTTGGACCAGCAGGGCCTTGTTCTGTTTCGGTTGGGCTTTCTTCTTTTCTTCCTCTTCTTTGGGCTTTCTTCCTTTCTTCCTCTTCTTTCTTCTTAGCTTCTGCTTGATTTACAACTTCATTTTTTGCACCTTCAACTTGTTCAGTTGTTTTATTTTCTGGATTCTTAATGAATGCGCTTTTCTGTTGCTGTGCGTAACCCACTAACAGTTGTGTAGTATCTTCGTAATTTAATGCGTTTTCTTTTAACTCGGCTGCTTTATCTCTAGCTTTTTGTTCACGATCATTAGCAGCGCCAAGTCCGCCTGCACCTTTATTTTTAAGATCAATAATCTTTTGATCTATCTTTGCTGCGGCTGCTTTACGTTCAGCCGCTTTGTTTTCTGAAGAACGTTCTTCAGCTTTTAATTCTCGTTCTTTATCTCTGGCTTTTTCTTTTTCGTCTAGTTCTTTTCTACGTTTGTCTCTTTCTTCATTTCGAAGTTTCATTTCTTCATCAGAAATTCCGCCCCAATCGTTTGGTAGTTTGTTTCTAATAAAGTCTAGCATTTCCATGAAACTCATACCAAACCTTTCGAGATTATCTTTAACAGCATCAAATGCAGTATTCAACGACCATCCTGTTTTATATAGGTATGTGAATATTCCTACTAATGCTAATACTGGAACTGCTATGGCCAAGAATGGTGCTGCTGCTGTCCATGCTGCCGCAGCCAATCCTCCTAGACCTAGATTAGAAGCAAGCAATAGTCCGTTTCTAATCAATTCTAAACCGTTCATGATAGTAACGTATCCAGCATAGGCCACTAATGCCGTTCCTAATGCTAATAATATAGGTTGTAGATTATCAGCAATGAATAGATACATTTTTTCAAAGACCGGATAAACATAGTCCATAATAACACCGCCGATGGTCTGTAGAGCCGGCCATACATAAGTCTGTATCACATCGCCCACAGCCTGAAGAGCTGGCCATACATCAACCATAATAATTGCTGCTAGGTCGAGGAATATAGGATATAACGTATCCTTGATAAAAGTTGAAACTTCTTCAAATACTGGTTTAAGTGTGTCTAGTAAAAATGTTCCTACTTCTGTAACTACTGCAGAAAATATTTGGAAGGCTGGAACAACCCAATTCATCACTAGGTCTGCTGCAACCTGAAATGCTTTCATTAATAAATCAAGTAATCCGCTATTAGCCAATGCCATTTGAAAACTGTTACTGTATTCTGCTAGAGTCTGTTTAGATTTTTCTAAAGCAGCGGCTCGAGCTTTTTCTGCTTTTTCTTGTTCTGTTAGAGCTTTTTCTTTACCGTCTATGTCTCTCTTGGCCAATTCAGCAAGACCAATATATGTTTGTCCAAACTGTTGTGTATTATAAAGAGCCTGTGTTCGTGCTTCTTCTGATCCAGCAGCTACCTTTGCTTCTCTAATCGCTCCTTTGTAAGCATTATCATATTGCTGTTGAGTTAATTTACCACCACTCTTGATAATATTACCCATGTTCATAACTTCTTGAGCAGTTCCGCCCATTTGCTGATTAAACATGATAGCAGCATCAGAAGTTATGTTACCTGTAGCAATCATGTCCTTGACTGCTTCTTGTTGTTCTTTAGGGAACTGACTGATGAAGTTGTTCATCATTTTTTGTTGATCAGCATCAAGGTTAGCAATCGCAGCACGGAACTGTGCGTCTTTCATTCTTGCTTCTTGTTCTTTTTGTATTTCTGCTCTATTCTGACCGGTGATCTTTGCCAATGCATCTAATTCTTTGAGATATTGACCAGCACCTTGTGCTAGTTCTCTTGTAGACTTTCCTTGTAATGCTCCGTTGGCTCCATATATTTTCATATAGGTAGCCATACCTTGATTGACCTGTTCTGTGGTCATACCAAGACCGTAAAGCTGTGCGCCAACTTTACTGTTGCGGATTTCTTTGGCAGCGCCTGCGAATCGTTTAGCACCTTCTTCGGTGGTGCCGCCTAATGTCATTAATGCTTCACTATTTTGTGCTATTAGTGAACCAAACTTATCCATGGTCATACCGGCTGCACTAGACGCTGCTGCAAAATTATTAAGACTATTTCCAAAAGTTGCACCACCGGCTGTAGCTGATTGGTATGATGCTAATGTTTTATCGGCTGCTGCTGCCACTGCGGCAAATACTGTGCCTAGAACTGGTATTCCAGAAAATACAGAAGCAGCACCAGAAAAGCTATCTCCAACATTGGCAAATTTTTGTATTAAGTTTGCACTCTGCTCACCTAAGGCAAAAAATCCACCAGTTAATTGTTGAACTGGTCGAATAGCAGCACCTACGGCTTTGCCTAATCCAAAAAGACTAGGTGCAGTTTTTCGATCGCCGCCACCTTCTTTGTTGTCACCGCCACCGCCGCGGTTGCCGCCACCACCTTTGTTTTTTTCATCGATACCAGGTTTGCCGCCTTTTTTATAGCCGCCCCCTGCGCCATCGTTGATAGCTTTTAGAATATCTCTGAGTGTAGCTTCTGTGGCCGCATTTTTGGCTTCAACAACACCAACACCTGGAATATCGATCATTACACCGGCCATATTTTATTTTTTCCCCAGAAAAATGCGCATATAAATATAAGACGCTAATTGTATTTATTGGAGAAAAAATGAGTGATTTATTAAATCAGCAATCAGGAGCAAAGAAAAATCCGCTAGCTGGATGGTTTAGACAACCTAAGATCTATGTTAAGCTGCCTTCAAACGGACAGTTTTATCCAGAAGGAGCATTAGATGTTAGCACCACAGGAGAGTATCCAGTATATGCCATGACTGCTAAAGATGAACTAATGTTCAAGACTCCAGACGCACTATTGTCTGGACAAAGCACTGTTGAAGTAATTAAAAGTTGCTTTCCAGCTATCTTAGATCCTTGGAAGATGCCTAGCATCGATTTGGACTTTGTGTTAATTGCTATCAGAATTGCTACCTATGGAGAAGTTATGGAGATAGGAGCAAACTGTCCTCATTGTGAGCATGAAAACAGTTATGACATTGATCTTAATCTATGGTTAAACTTATTTGCTAATTTTGTCTATACTCAAGAAATTGAAATGGATCCGTTAACCATATATGTAAGACCTTATACCTATCAAGAAATTACTAAAACTTCAATTAAGACATTAGAACAACAGCGTATTTTTAGCATTATCAATGATGAAAATCTCAGCGACGAAGATAAAATGGATCGCTTTGGCAAGAGTTTTGTTAAGTTGACAGAACTTACAGTTGATGTCATCGGTGATTGTATTGCTAAGATCGCTACGCCAGATGGTGAAGTTACAGAAAAAGCCATGATCAAAGAGTTTATTAATAACTGCTCTAAAGATGTATTTGATCGTATCTCAAAACATGTCACTGGTATCAAAGAACAAATAGAAATGAAAGTCCAAAATGCAGAATGTTCAGAGTGTCACAAGCATTTTGATTTGCCTGTAACAATGGATCAATCAAATTTTTTCGCCGCCAGATCTTAAGCCTGCCCTTGCCTGAGATCATGGAATTGTCCAAAAAAATGGACAAGGACGTTAGGGCTGTAAAGAAAGAAGTTCTCAAACTATGTTGGTATATGAGAGGTCTTTCTTATGCAGAAGGCATGAATTTAACTTGGGAAGAGCGAGATATTATCGGAGAGATTATTAAAGAGAATCTCGAAACAACTAAAAAAACAGGACTGCCTTTCTTTTAAAGTTGTTTAGATAATTGAGCTAGGACTGCTTTTTGTTGATCAGATAATTGCTGTCCGTTGATTGCAGCCTTAAGTCCTAATAATGTAGAGTCGACATCATCTACTGCTATCTTTCCAGATTTAACTTTACCGTAGACAGATTTAATATGATCTATGTCGCCTTTATATATTGGTTTGCCTTGACTAGCTGCTAATAATGATTCTTTTTCGAGATGCAAAGTAGGAGAAAGTGTTGTCTTCTTATCTTTTACAGTTTTAGATTTTTGAGAAGTTGCAGTTTTAGATTTTTGATCTGTTGGCTCATCGTCTATTTTTACATCATTTCCCTTAAACCACTGTGACGGAGAAAATAATTTGCTAACCGTATCATAACCAGAACCTACGTTCTTGGCACTTAGGTTAGCAATATCACCAACATCGCTTTCTGCTACTATTTCTTTAATTTTCATTTGACAAAAATCCTAGCCTGACCGTTGAGTAAACTTTCTTTAAACATCTTACGTTTTTGTTCTTCAACTTTCTTAGCCAATGCTTCGGCTAATGGATTTCCTGTATTAATCTTAGAGTCACTAGTTACTCCCATCATTCTTTCGCGGTCGGCGTCAATTTCAGCTTGACTTGGCGCTGCGGCCTTTTTACGGCTTCTAGTTTTCTTAGCAGGAGCTGGTTCAGCTGCTGGCGCCGCTGCTGGTTGTGCTGCTGGTGCTGCTGCCGCTGGTTGTGCTGCCGGTTCAGCTGCTGGTGCTGCTGCGGGAGCC